TCAAATATTGATAAAGTGGGATAGCAACCCCGTAAAAAGTTCTGATTTAACAGATCAGGAGCTAAAAAATGACCAAAAGAGTCGATAAAGACCAAAATTTTATGAAAAATCAGTGGGGAACAGAATTTTTATCCTCAGAATATGGCTGGGAGTCAAAAATTGAGCAAAAAAAGATGCTTCGTGAGATAAATCACGATGATTTAACTCCTAAAAAACATAATTTTATGGTTCAAAACGAAATTCACTCAAAAATCCGCAATGATGATGATTATGATGACTGGGAATACGGAACAGAACCCATATTTCGGTAATAAATAAGATAGAATTAAAGTATATTGAATGCCCGTAGAGCGAGTTAGTAAACAATTTAAGGATATTAGCTTGTCTTTGCAAGTCAATCCATTAACTTATGATCTAATTGATATTAAAAACGAAACTGCAATTGCTCGCTCTATTCGTAATCTTGTATTTACATTACCAGGTGAAAGATTTTTTAATCAAAATCTAGGGTCAAGAGTATCTCAAAGTCTTTTTGAAAACATTGACGATGTTTCCGCATCAATACTTCAAGATGAAATTCAAAATACAATTATAAATTATGAGCCCAGAGTTGATTTGATTAGTGTGGATGTTAATCCAAATTATGATAATTATGAATTTAATGTAACTGTAAGATATTATATTGTTGGAATTGATGCATTACCCCAACAACTTACGTTCGCACTACAATCAGTCCGATAATGTCTCTAGTTAATTTCGCCAATTTAGATTTTGATCAGATTAAGATATCAATTCAGGATTATTTGAGATCCAACTCAAATTTTACTGATTATGATTTTGAGGGTTCTAACTTATCAGTGCTTATTGATATGTTAGCATATAACACCTACATTGCATCATATAATGCAAATATGGTGAGCAATGAAGTTTTTATTGATAGTGCAACATTAAGAGAAAATGTTGTTTCATTAGCAAGAAATATTGGATATGTACCAAGATCTAGAAAAGCAGCAAAAGCAAATATAAGTTTTTTCGTTGAAGTATCAAATTCAACAATTAATAGTGTTACATTAAAAAGTGGATCAGTATGTAACACATCTACATTTGGAAATGGCGGGGGAACATTTTCAATACTCAACGATGTTACTGTTCCTGTTATAGATGGCATTGCATCATTTGATTCGATTGATGTTTATGAAGGCACTTATGCAATTACAAATTTCACTGTAAGTCCAAATGTAGATGGATATAATAATCAAAGATTTATACTTGAAAGTAGAGGTATAGACACAACATCTTTAAGAGTTTTAGTTAGAGACACTGTTTCAAGTTCATCTTATAGAAAATTTATAAACTCTTCAAGTATTTTGGATGTAACTGAATCATCTAGAGTCTTTTTCATACAAGAAATTGAAGATGAACGATATGAATTAATTTTCGGTGATGGTGTTTTTGGACAAAAACTTCAAGAAAACAATTATATCGAAGCTTCTTATTTAATTTCAAATGGTTCTAGTGGTAATGGATTTTCTTCTTTTAATTTTACAGGTATTTTAATAGATGATAATGGGAGCACTTTATCTGGAAATGTATCTTTAATTACAACAAATATTATTTCTACTGGTGGATCTGAAATTGAATCTATAAATTCTGTTAGAAATTTTGCTCCAAGACTATACGCATCGCAAAATAGAGCGGTAACTGCATCCGACTATGAAACATTAATTCCTAAAATATACGAAGAAACTGAATCTGTAAGTGCATTTGGTGGAGAAGAATTAAGTCCTCCACAATATGGAAAAGTTTTTATTACAATTAAACCTACTTTTGGATCTTTTCTTTCTAATACAATAAAAGATTACATTAAAGATAGTCTTAAAAAATATGCAGTTGCTGGAATTGTACCTGAAATTTTAGATCTAAAATATTTGTATATTGATCTTGATACAAAAATCTATTATGACTCAAATTCATCAATCAGCCAAAGTTCTTTAATAACTAAAGTTACTAATAATATTTTATCTTATGCAAAATCCGAAGAACTAAACAAGTATGGAGCAAAATTTAAATACAGCAAATATCAGAAATTAGTTGATGATAGTGATGCTTCGATTACGTCTAATATCACTAGGGTTCAAATTCGTAGAGATTTAAAAGCTTCTTTGGATGTTTTTGCACAGTATGAAATTTGTTTTAGAAATCAATTCCATATTAAAGATAAAACTGGGTATAATATAAAATCATCGGGGTTTAAAGTGAGTGGTATATCTCAAACAGTATATTTTGGAGATGTACCAAATTCAGACTTGAAAAAAGGAACAATTAATCTTTTTTATCTTATCTCTGATACTCAACCAGTGATAGCAAAAAGATCTGTAGGGTCAATTAATTATGAAACTGGAGAAATTGTTACTAATCCAATAAAGTTAATTTCTACAGAAAAAAATGATGGTGGAACTCCAATAGTTCAAATATCTGCAATTCCAGAGTCAAATGATATTCTAGGAATACAAGATCTTTATTTGGTGATAGATAGTAATAAATTGAGTGTAAAAGCAATTCCAGATAATATAGAGTCTGGATCTGACACTTCAGGATCAAATTATACTACATCTTCAAGTTATTCAAACGGAAATTACGTAATAAAATAATAAATGGAAAATAACAGAGTAAAGATTAGTTCTATTGTAGAAAATCAACTACCTTCTTTTGTGAGGGAAGAATATCCTTTAGTAACTGAACTTTTTACTGAGTATTATAGATCACTTGAATCAAAAGGATCTGCTTATGATATTCTACAAAATATTGATCAATATATTAATGTCAATAATCTAACAAATTTAGTAGAAACTGTTACATTAACATCAGATGTATCATTTTCTGATTCTACTGTTAACGTTTCTAGTACTGATGGTTTTCCAAAAACTTATGGATTGATTTTAATAGATAATGAAATTATTCTTTATAAATCAAAAACATCAACATCTTTTGTTGATTGCTCAAGAGGATTTAGTGCAGTAACTGATTATTCTGTAGGTACTTCTGAAGACTTAGTATTTTCTACTTCTGAAATAGAAGAACATTCAGCATTAAATTCTGATGGAGATAAAAATACGGTTAAAAATTTAAGTTCTTTATTTCTAACGGAATTTTTTAATAAAGTTAAAAAACAATTTCTCTATGGATTTGACAATAGAGAGTTATATTCTGGTATAAATCAGGATTTATTTCTAAAACAATCAAAAGATTTTTATACATCAAAAGGAACAGATAGATCCTTTGAAATACTTTTTAGAGTTTTATATGGAAAAGATGTTGAAGTAATTTTACCTAAAAATTACTTAATTCAACCATCAGAGGCACAATATAGAGTAACTAGAAATTTTGTCGCAGAATCTGTACAAGGCAACCTAGAAGATTTAGTAGGAAGAACAGTATTTCAAACGCAATATAATGAAATTCCAAAATCATTTGGAACTGTTACCGAAGTTCAGAGTATTATAAAAAATAATAAACCATATTATGTCTTAAAATTAGATTATGATTTTGATAAAGACATTAACGTTTCAGGAACAATTTTTGGAAACTTAAAAATACACGCAAAATCATCACTCACTGATAGTTTAATTCCAGGAAGTTCTAATATTGTTGTAGATTCAACTATCGGATTTCCAACTTCTGGAGAATTATCAATAAATGGTAATATAGTAACATATAACGGAAAAACTGTAAATCAATTTTTAAATTGCACTGGCATTTCTCAATCAGTTGAAAGAGGAACTGAAGTTTCAATAAACACTTACGCTTATGGATATTCTAAAAATGGAGATGAAATAAGATTTAGAATAAATGGTGTTTTATCTAGTGTAGATTTATCTGGCAATAATCGTTACTATGAAAAAGAAGATCGCGGTAGAATTTTAACTCTTGGTTATAATAAAAATGAAACTTTAGATAATAATTGGGTTTTTAATAAAACAGTAAAATGTGATGTACGTTCTTTCTCAAATTCTGGATTATTCAAGTATCTGATAGAAACATTTGACGACAACGGTGTATATGAAGGAGACTCTGTTGAAATAGACTATATTGATGGTACAGGTCAAAGAAAAACTTCAATAATTGATGGAGCAAACGTTAAAATACCTACGGGCAGTATTCCAGGAAAAAGGTTTCAAATTGAAACCACTGGATATGACATTACACGTATTTTTACTGTAAAAAAACTAATATCAAAGTTTTCTAATCAATTTGTTTCAGATGTATTGAACGTCTATAGAAATTTTGAAAATGATGATAGGTATGTTACTTCATCATCACTACCGTTTTATGGATCCAATCCAAATTTAAATATTGAAAACTTCCAGATATTTTTAAATGGAACTTTTTCTGGAGAAACATTTAAAATAGTAAGTGACGGACAAAATCATGGATTTTTAACTGGAGATGCAGTAGTTTATTCTAGAACAGGAGTATCGACAGAAACAAACACTTTAGGAATACAAACAGGCGTTTATTTTGTTAAAAAAATTAGTGATAGTGAAATAAAACTGTCTAGAAGTAGATCAAATATTGATTCTGGTAGATTTATTAATGTAGAATCAACAACGTTATCATCTAATGTAAACTCATTAAGTCCTTTAAAATTCTGTAAGAAGAATAATATCCCATCTACAATAGATTCTCAAAGATTAGTAAAAGTAATTAAATCTTCACAAAATGATGGAAACACTTATGATACTTTAGATGGCACTACGGGAATATTGATCAATGGAGTAGAAATATTAAATT